GCAAGATCAAAGTTATACTTTTACAGGTCTTTTAAATAATACAAAACAAGGTGTGCCAATAAATATTGTTTATGGAGAAATGTTAGTTGGGAGCACAGTTGTTAGTTCTTCCGTTGATACATTTCAAGTTACTGATGAGGATGATTAAATGCCATTTGAACAAGACCAAAATATTGTAGCTTCTAATTTTGCAAATCAAAATCATGCAATTACTAACAGCAATAAATTAAAATCTATCGATCATGGTACGGTTGTAGATATTTTAGCTGAAGGTCAAATTGAAGGAAGTGCAACAGCAAGTAAAGATGGCATTACTGACAAAACAAGCACTGCATATAAAAATGCTTTTTTGAAAGATTTATTTCTTAATAAAACTGCTGTATTGCAAGCTGATGCAGATAATTCAGATCCAGAAAATTCAGAATTTAATTATCCAAAAGATAAAATAAGATTTGATTTTCAAGATGGTACTGCAAATAACACAGTGCTTTTTGCTGCTGAAGAACAAAGTTTTGAGATTGTAACAGGAGATAAAGGTCAAGAATGTACTTTTCCTGAAGGCGGTTCTGCTACTGCTAGGTCAGCAACAATTTCAAGAACTGATGTTGATACAGTTCAAATTAAAGTAAAATTTGACCAATTTTTTGTTTTAGATGCAAAAAAAGGCAACAGAAAGTCAACAAAAGTAGAGGTAATTATTAAAATTAATCCTAACAATGGTTCAGAGTTTACAATCATTAGTGAAGAAGTAAAGGGTAAAAGTTTTAACCCATATAGTAGAGATTATGGTATTGATTTAAGAAACATTAGTGGATACAACACAAATACATCTGGAGAATCAGGTTCATTTTTTCCAGTAGTAGTAAGTGTTCAAAGAGGTAATGATTCTGGTGGTAGTAGAACTTTTAACACTATGCGTTTAGGTGAAGTAAGAGGAATCATAAGAGAATCTAATAATTATCCAAATATTGCATATACAGCTTTGCGATTTAGTTCTGAATTGTTCCCAAACGCTCCTAGACGATTTTTCCGTATAAGAGGAAAACTTGTGAAGATACCGCATAATGGCACTGTTGATCTTACAAACGGTAGATTAACTTATAGCGGAGACTTTAATGGAACATTTAAAACAGATAAAGCCTGGACAAGTGATCCAGCTTGGGTTTTATATGATTTACTCACAGATAGTACAAGTGGATGTGGTTTACCAGAATCAGAATTAGATCCTTTTACTTTTTATGGTGTTAGTACATATTGCAGTGCTTTAGTTGATGATGGCAATGGAGGTGATGAGCCACGCTTTTCAATAAATGTAAATTTAAACAATAGACGAGATGCAATGGCAGTTATAAGAGATATTTGTTCTGTCATGAGAGCAATACCGTACTACGAAGAAGGAACAATAAAAGTAGTTCAAGATGCACCAAAAGATCATGCAAATCCAAGTGCTTTGAGCTTTGATTATGTTTTCAATAATGGAAATGTAATTGATGGAAATTTTACATATTCAAGCACATCTTCAAAAACAAGATTTACTGTTATTAATGTTTCATATTTTGATCTTGACACTCAAGAAATTGATTATGTAACTGTTAAAGATACTAATGCACAAACCAAATATGGCACACAAACAAAAACTATAAGAACCTTTGGTACAACTTCTAGAGGTATGGCTCAAAGAGTCGGCAAATGGTTTTTACATACACAACAAAACCAAACAGAGACTGTTGCTTTTGAAACAAATATTGCTGCTGGCTCTATTTTAAGAATTGGTGATATTCTTGGAATTGCAGACAGGGTGAAGTCATCAGTTAGAAGAGGTGGTGTTGTAAAAGCTTCTACTGTGTCAAAAATTACAATAGATGATTCAAGTCAAACAAATTTTCCAAGTATAACTGATAGTCCGACAATAAGTTGTTTATTGTCGGATGGTTCTGTAGAAACAAAAACAATAAATAGCTATACAAATAATACAGAAATTAATGTAACTTCAGATTTCAGTTCAGCACCTGTTTTAAATTCACCATACATTCTCGAATCTGGGACTGTTAAAGCACAAGCATTTAAAGTCGTAGATATAAGAGAAAAAACTAAAAAAATTTTTTCAATAACTGCTGCTAATTTTAATGAAGGTAAATATGCTGCTGTTGAAGATGGTGAGGCGTTGCCAGCAAAAAATATAAATATTATTACAAGTATTCTTCCTTCACCACAAATAATTGACGCAGCTGACGGTACAAAAGCAATTCAAGAAATAATAATTTTAAATAACAATAGACCTGTTCCAAAACTTTTCATTGATTGGGAGTCTGTTGAGGGTGCTTCAAGTTATCAACTTATATATACAAAAGACGATGAGAACCCTGTTGTTGTTAATACACAACAATCTGAGCATGAAATATTACCATCTGAGGCTGGTGAGTATCTTATTCAAATTTATACAATTAATTCTCTTGGTGAAAGAAGTGCAAGTCCTACTGAAGCATCAATTACAACAGCAGGTTTAACTGACCCACCAGAAGACCCAACTGGTTTTGCCTTAGAGCCTGTAGGTAATTCACAAGTAAAATTATCATGGGATAAAACACAAGCTTTAGATGTTGAATTTGGTGGTGCTTGTGAAATAAGGCACTCTCCACAAACAGTTGATACAGCTACATTTGCTAATTCCAATGAGTTAAATACAAATATCAATGGTTCAACAACTGAAGTAATTTTGCCAGCATTAACAGGAACTTACAGTCTTAAGTTTAGAGATTTAGGTGGTAGGCTATCTGCATTAGAAGCTAAAGTTGAACTTGCATTGCCAGAAATGTCTGACGAATTGTTAGTTTTGAGCCAAAGAGAAAATCCTAATTTTAGTGGAACAAAAACAAATTTAACTGTTTCTTCGAATGTTTTACAACTGTCTGACCCATCAGCTAATTTAACTGGTTCTTATGAGTTTAATTCTGTTTTAGATTTTGATGCTGTATATCAAAATATAAGACTTAAAAGACATATCATAAGTGAAGGGTTTAATGTATCAGATCAGTTTGATTCTATTGGTGATGTTGATGCCCGAAAAAACTTTGATGGTGCTGGAAGTGATCGTGTGAAAGCTACGCTACAAGTTCAAACATCACAAGATGATTCAACATTTACAACAGCACAGAATTTGTTTAATGGTTCATTTCGTGCAAGAAGTTTTAAATTTAAAAGCGATTTAATTTCTGTTGATGTGAATGAAAACGTAAAATTTTCTGAACTAGGTTTTGATGCTTTCTTACCATCAAGAACAGAAAATAAATATATCTCATCAGGTAATGTAATAAGCTCACCAATACAATCTACTACCTCAGCCAGTGGTAAAGATATAGTGTTTGCAAATAGATTCTTCACAGGTAATAGTGCAATAGGAGGCTCAACTATTGCTTTTCAGCCATCAATAGCAATAGCACCAGAAGATTTGCCAAGTGGTGGGTTTTATGAGTTAAGTGCTATTTCTGGGACAGGATTTACAATAGTGTTTAAAAATTCATCTAATGCAGTGATTGATGTGAAATTTACGTTCCAAGCGTTAGGATATGGCAAGGGGGCATAACTAAATGGCAAGAGTCAATTCCACTGGTAAAGAAACTGCTAGTAATTTTTCACCCGATAATGGTACAGGACTTCAAGTAAGAACAGCAATTAAAGATGTATTCGAGTCACTAAGAACTATTAATAGTGCATCTGGTGATCCATCTGGGGCTGCAAATTTAGCAGCGTATCAACCTCACATTGATTCAGATACTAATTTACTTAAAATAAGAAATGGTAGTAATAATGGCTTTGTTACTCTTGGAAATGTAAGTCAAACAAATTTTGGACTTTTACCGTTAACTGGTGGAACTTTAACTGGGGATTTACAGTTACCGAATGGTAGTGCGTCAGGACCGTCAATACATTTCAGTCAAGAATCAACTGGGTTTTTTAGATCATCTAGTCATGTTATTGGTATTACGACCAGTGGCACAGAAAGAATGAATATTAGTTCAAATGGATTAAATATATTGGCACAAAAAGGGGTAAGGTTTTTTGATGATGA